AAACAGTTGCTTTAGCATTCGCGCTAACAGAAGAAGCTGTTGAAGATAATTTGTATGATCGTCTTGGTGCTAGATACACAAAAGCATTAGCTAGATCTATGGCTAATACTAAACAAATCAAAGCTGCGGCTGTATTGAACAATGCGTTTGATACAACAGGCGGAGATGGTGTAACTTTAATCAATACTGCTCACCCTCTAGGGGGCGGCGGTACTTTAGCAAATAGAGCAACCACTATGGCGGATCTTAATGAGACTTCACTTGAAGATGCATTAATTAATATCTCTACATTTACGGATGATAAAGGTCTTAATATTGCACTAAAAGGAATGAAGTTGATTGTTCCACCTCAGTTGCAGTTTGTTGCTGACAGATTATTACAAACTCCTGGGCGAGTTGGTACTTCTGACAACGACATTAACTCAATCAAGAATCAAGGTATGATTCCTGATGGCTATGTTGTAAATCATTATCTAACAGATACAGATGCTTTCTTCTTGAAAACAGACTGTCCTGATGGATTTAAGTATTTTGAAAGATCTCCAATGCAAACTGCATTAGAAGGTGATTTCGATACTGGAAACATGAGATACAAAGCTAGAGAAAGATATTCATTCGGATATTCTAACTTCAGAGCCGTTTACGGTTCTCAAGGAGCTTAATTGAACGATTGATTGTAGCGTTTTTTCCTCAACTACAATTATTGGGGGCCTAGCGGCCCCCTTTTTTTCCTCTAAATTTACAATTCGTATAAAAATATGTAGAATTGTGGCATGAACATTCTTAGTGATGTTGTGTCCTTAGCCCAAAGTCCCTGTATAGGCGTTTGCTCAACTACGTATGGAGCAGACGACCAATGTGCTGGCTGTGGTAGAACTTTAGAAGAAATTAGAGATTGGAATAGTTATTCTGATCTAGAAAAGAAACTAATAAATATAGACCTAGCGGTTAAATATGATATAAGACAAAAGAAGGAGTACAACAACATGTCAGTAAATTCAAAAATTCAAGATATAAATGGTAGATTAATTACAGCTCAAGCCTTAATAGAAATGGTAGGAGCAGATATGTTAGAACATTTTGGTAAGGATCCTATTATTAAAGAAACCTACGAATCATTAGTAGAAGCAAGAAATAAAGTATTGGAAGCAAAAGATTCACTTCCTATTGCTTTAGAAGATGCCTCATAGTAAACTGAATTCAGTTAATTAGCTTGATGAGGACCATAAAGGTTTCCATTAATACAAATAAAAGGAGTTCATAATGGCTAATCCACATTTTCAAAATCTAATACTATGGGCAGGTAATACTGTTGCTAGTAAAAGTAAAAAAGACTTACCGATGTTTCAACCATATCCATCGGATCAAACGTACTACGGTTATTTTAATGACTTTATGACGTACAACTCTGGTGATTGGACAGTCACCACAACTGAAGCTGGTACAGGAAGTGCAACAGAAGCAGTTACTTCATCCGCTGGTGGAGCTTTATTGCTTACCAATGCAGCTGGAGATAACGATCTAGACTTCTTACAGTTAAAAGGCGAAGCATTTACACTTGCTGCTGGAAAAAGAGCATTCTTTTCAAGCAGATTTAAAGTAAGTGATGCTACTCAAAGTGATTTCGTTATGGGATTACACATAACTGATACTTCCCCTCTTGATGTAACAGATGGTATTTTCTTTATTAGTGCAGATGGAGCAGCGACAGTTGATCTTTCTGTTGAGAAAGACAATACTGCTACTACAGCCTCAAGTATCGCTACTATGGCAAATGATACATTTATCACTTTAAGTTGGTTTATTGACCCAAACACTTCAAATGTACATTATTCTGTTAATAATGCAGAGCCTTTGGTTCTTGCAGATACCAACCTTCCAAATGACGAAGACTTAACCATTTCATTTGGTATTCAAAATGGTGAAGCGGTAGCAAAAACTATGACTGTTGATTACATTAATGTAATGATAGAAAGATAGGAGTAAACAATGGCAGGTAGAATTGTAGGTTCTGATGTAAAAACAGCTACCAGCGTTAGTGCCGCTACAGGCGGCGCTGTATTACAGGGTAGCCGATCAAGACTAAGAGGGTACATAATCGCAGGAGGATCTTCTGACGGTACTGTAACTTTTAGAGACGGTTCTGTTACTGGTACTACTCTTTTAATTGCTCCTTGTAATGCAAACGATACTGAGACTTTAAACATACCTGATTCAGGTGTTTTGTTTGAAAGCGGTATTCACGTTGTATTAAGTAATATAGATAGAGTAACTGTTTTTCATTCTTAACATCTTAACTTTGTAGTAGCATCTTCTAGGTGCTACTATATTAATTAATAAGGTAACAACCATAAGCTAGGAGTAAATATGCCAGGAAAGAAAAAAGAAAAAGTAGATCCAAAAATTCAAGCAAGACTTGATGCAAAAGTTAGACCAGATGAGCCAATTTCTGATGACCGTATTTATTTAAATATGCCTAAGAAAAAAGCACCTGCCAAAAAAGGTGGGACAAAGAAATCTAACAAAAAGTAAGGAGAATCTTATGCCAAAAGTAGGGAACAAGCATTATGATTACACCCCCAAAGGAATAGCAATGGCAAAAAATGCTGCTAAAAAGAAAGGTGTAAAAGTAAAATATGAAAAAGGTGGTTCTGTTATTTCTGGAAATTGTAATAAAAGAAGAAGTTCTTATAAATAAAAATGGCATTATCAGGAAGTACAAACTTTGAGCCAAATGCAACAGAGTTTATTGAAGAAGCTTACGAGCGCTGTGGTCTTGAATTAAGAACAGGATACGATTTAAAAACTGCAATAAGAAGTATTAATTTAATGCTTGCAGAATGGGCTAACAGAGGCCTAAATCAATGGACAATAGAACAAGATACTCAAACGGTTACTCAAGGAACAGCTAATTACACTTTAAATTCAAATATAATAGATATTTTAGATGTTGTAGTCAGGAGAACGGTTAATAATGTTCAAACTGACATTTCTATCAGCAGAGTTGGTAGATCTGCATACTTAAATATACCAAACAAAGAAACTCAAGCTAGACCGTCTCAATACTTTTTGGACAAAACAATTTCTCCTGTTTTAAAAGTATGGCCAACCCCAGAAAATTCTACCGATATTTTGGTATTTAATAAAATTATTAGGATGGATGATGCAGATACTGCAATTAATACTATGGATATGCCTTTTAGGTTTTATCCTTGTTTTGTCGCAGGTTTGTCTTATTACTTATCTTTAAAAAAAGCCCCACAATTAACTCCTCAGTTAAAAGCTTTATATGAAGAAGAATTTAGAAGAGCTGCCGATCAAGATGAAGATAGGGCTTCTTTTAAAATACGACCAAGTATTAGGATGAATTAAAATGGCATATGCGCTTGGTAAATTTGCTATAGCACTATGCGATAGATGTTCTTTTGAATTTAAACTTAATGAATTAAAAGAAGAATGGACAGGTTTTAAAGTCTGTTCTGAATGTTATGAACCAAAACATCCTCAGCTAGAACCAGAGCCTCATGTTTCAGATCCTGAAGCTTTATATAAACCAAGACCAAATAATGATACAGAAGCTGGTGAAGGTTTTGTGGTAGTGACTAATTCTAGTATTTTTCAAAATGATTTTATGAATCCTTCAACGCTACCTACGAACTTTACAGTTGATAAACTGACATCATCATTAGGAAGCGTTACAATTACATTATCATGACATTAGCTGAACTAAAAACTTTAATACAAAATTATGTGCAAAATAGTGAGACTACTTTTGTTGCTACCCTTGATGATTTTATTCAAATAGCAGAAGACAGAATATTTGAGTTAGTTCAATTTGATTATTTTAGAAGAAATGTACAGGGATCTATGACAGCTGGCTCTAGGTTTTTAACAGCCCCAGATGATTTTGAATTATCTTTTTCATTATCTGTAATTGATAGTAATGGTGATTATCATTATTTAGATAAAAAACACCCTAGTTTCATGCAAGAGTACACACCAGATCCTACAGATTCTTCAGAAAGAAGTAGGCCTTTATATTATGGAGATTTTGATAAAGATTTAAATACTGGTTTAAAAGAATCTACTTTAATTATTGCTCCAGTTCCAGATCAAAACTATACAACTGAACTTCATTATTTGTATAAACCCAATTCTTTAGTAACAGACACAACAGGAACCTGGATTTCGGAACATGCAAAAAATGCTTTATTATACGGTTCGTTAGTTGAAGCTTACACTTTTATGAAAGGTGATGCTGATATGATGAATCTTTATGAAAAAAGATTTAATCTAGAAATTTTAAGATTGAAGAACCAAGCAGAGGCTAGAGGAAGAAGAGACGAATATCGTTACGATTCTTTACGAACTTCTGTTTCGTAAAAAAAGGAGAGAAAATGAAAAAAATTAAAAGCCTTAAAGGCAAAACTGTAGCTATTGTGGGTATGGGAAAAAGTTGGTTTGATTACAACCTAGCAAAATCTCATGGTACTCACTTTGATGAGGTATGGGCTATCAACGCAGTAGCATCTGTAATTTATCACGATAGAGTATTTATGATGGATCCAGCGTCTAGATTTTTAGACAGCGATGATGCTGGCGGCCAAACCGATAGCATGTCTAAATTATTAACAGAGCATAAAGGTCCTATTTATACTTGTGAATTAGATGAGCGTTGCCCAGGTCTTAAAAGTTACCCAATTAAAGAAATTATAGAACAAACAAGCTGTTTTTATTTAAATAATACGGTTGCTTATGCAATAGCTTTTGCTTATTGGAATGAAGTAGCTAATTTAAAATTATTTGGTATAGATTTTTCTTATAAAGGTAATTTGCATTTTGCAGAAGCAGGCAGAGCTTGTTGCGAATTTTGGTTGTCAAAATGTATATCTAAAGGTATTCAAGTAGAAGTTGCTCATAGTAGCGCTTTATTAGATACAGACGTACCAGCAGAGCAAAAACTATACGGTTATCATAGGCTCGCAGATCCTTTAATTGTTTTACAAAACGAAAATTCTGTACAAGTAAAAAAATTAAGTGATTTAGATATAAAAAAAGTTCATCAAGAACCTGTAATGATTGATAAGCATGACAGCCACCTTAAAAAAAATAAAGTAGGAGAACCTAATAAATGGTAATGAGTTATAAAGTAGGACCCGAGTTAGGGAT